TATGATACTTTAATTCATCAAGTATTCTCTTAACGTTTTCTGATTCTTCTTCACTACGAGGATAAAAATCATATGTGTAGCTAAATGTTCTAAAAGGAACTCCTTCAAATATTTGTTCTTTTTTTGGATTAGTCGCAACACTTGCTAATTTTCCTACAATTTTTCCAGTTTCACCTAACAGATTAAGTGCTTGTCCTTGTAGCCCTCCACCGATTCCACCTTTTTTTAAATTGGTAAGAACTTCTTTTCCTGCACCTCCTGGACTTGTGATTAATGCTTTTAAACTTTCTGCTCCTGCATCAATCCCTCTCATTACTAAATCAGGAAGAGCTGCATCAACTTCACCATAATTAACACCATATTGAATTGAAATATTATTTGGTATATGTAAAGCAATTGCTGCTTGTAATCTTTTTCTTGGTTTAGAAAAATCACCTCCTAATGATACACCCAATGCTGTTGTTATTGAACCACCGACTGCTGCTCCAGCTAATCCACCACCTGCTCCTGCTGCGAGTGCTCCACCAGCACCACCTGCTAATGCACCAGCTAAACCGACTCCTGCTATTGCAACTCCTTTTTTTAAATCTCCTACTGCTTTTAATCCTGATAATTCTTTTCCTACTCTTTTACTTATGTTTGGTATAACACTACCTTTATCATCTGCTCTTGTAAATTTAGAATCTGATACAATGTTAATATAAATTAACATGTATTGTCCACCATACTCATTTTTATCTGGATCTATTGATAATAAATCAGTTGGATACATGTACTGCTTTGTGCGATAAACTGAATCGCCATAATCACCGAAATTAGCTGTTGGAGTAGTAGAATTTAAAATAGACATATAAATAGTTGAGTCCTTATTAATTATGTTTCACACTAGAAGATATAAACCGATATTCCCTGAGAAATATGTAGGTGATCCTACATCAATTTATTTACGTTCATCTTGGGAAACAAGATTCGCTCTTTGGTGCGATAAAAATCCAGCAGTAGTTTCTTGGAAGAGTGAGGAAGTTATCGTACCTTACCGATCACCCATTGATAATCGAATACATCGTTATTTTGTAGATTTTTCAGTCACTGTAAAAGAGAAAGAAACCAATGCTCTTAACACTTATTTAGTTGAAATTAAACCATATTCTCAAACTATTCAACCTGAATATCCTGGAATAAGAACACGTAGATATTTAAAAGAATGCCAGGATTTTATAGTTAATACAGCTAAATGGAAAGCTGCAAGGGAATATGCGTTAGAACGTAGACAAAAGTTCATTATTTTAACAGAAAAAGACTTAGGATTAAGCAAATAGTAAATAAATAGATATATGGCTAGACCAAGACAAACAGCAGAGGATATCTTCACAAAATATAGTCAAGATAAGACTATATTAACGAAGTCATTAAACTGGTTTCAAAGAGAGACTGCGAAATTAAGAACTGCTCGTATTCAGCCACAATCTTTATTAAGACCAGACAGTAAGAATCGTACATCAAATGTGATGGTTCCAGGGAACTTGTATATGTATTTTTACGATGCTAAGTTAAAAGAAAAATTACCATATTATGATATGTTTCCTTTAGTGTTTCCATTCTCAGCTACCGATAAAGGATTTACTGGATTAAATATGCATTATCTACCATATCAATTAAGAGTAAGATTATTAGATAGATTATTAGAATATGCAAATAATAAAAAATATGATGAAACAACTCGAATACGTTATAGCTGGGCAACTATAAGATCAGCGAGTAAATTTGTTTTAGCAAAGCCCTGTGTTCATTCATACTTATATGACTACATACAATCTAATATGATTAAAGTAGATCCAAGTAATTGGTTTACAATTATGATGTTGCCTGTGGAAAGATTTACGCAAAATAAAAACAGTGTCTGGGCAGACAGTATAGGAAAAATTTAATGTCAATTTTAGATATATTTGGATTAACAAGAGCAGAGCCACCTACTTCACCGCAAGATATAAAAAACTTTATTGCTGAAGTTAAGAAAGATGGTTTAAGTAGAACAAATCGTTTTGGATGTACTGTTGATGCACCAAAGACTTTAAGAACAAATCCAGCATTTGCTTCAGCTGATTTTTATAAAAAGTTATTTTTATATTGCGAATCAATTAATGTTCCTGGAGTAAATATATCTACAACTCCTGTTCGTACATTTGGAGAGACAAGAGAAATGCCTTATGAAAAAGTATTTGACCCAGTGACTGCTCAATATTATATAGACACAGGATTTAAAGTAAAGGCATTTTTTGAAGCTTGGCAGGATTCAATTCAAAATACAACAGATAGAACAATACAGTTTTATAATAACTATGTAAGCACAGTTCATCTGTTTATAAACGATGTAGCAAATAATACAAGATACTTGGTTAAACTACATGAAGCATACCCTAAAACAGTTGCGAGTATTAATTTATCTCAACAATCAAATGAGATTGCAAAACTTAGTGTGACTTATGCTTATAAATATTTTACTACAAGTTTATATTCTCCACCACCTAAAAAAAATAAAGGATGGATTCAATCTATATTAGAAGGAATACAAGATATTGGGAATCAAGTGCTAACAGATCCAGCTGGTGTAATTGTTAATTCTTTACCAGTTGCAGCAAATTACTTTAGTGACTTTACAGGATTTCAAGATACATTTAATGGATTGAGTAATTCAATTAGTAATAATCGAACAAATCAATTCGCACCACAATACGAACAAGCTACTCCTAATATATTAGATGCTGGTGTTCGTTTTAGTCAAAAAACTTTAGATGGAATGCTAGGATCTACATTTAGAATAGTTTAGTATGAAAAGTTTTATAATGGCTATTGTTTTATGCCAAATGGATGTTAGAGGATATATTTACTTTACACATATGAAAGAAAACCCTCTTATAGAATATAACTCATATAAACAATGCAAAGATGCAGCAGATATTAAAAAGGAAAAAATGTTAATATCTTCTTTAAAGTATCCTGAAATGGAAATAGTTGATGTATTTATAAATTGCCAAATGAATATCGACCATGATAATCTAATATGAATAAAATTGATGATAAATTAAGTGAAGTGTTTAATAGTGAAAAAATAAAGGTTGAAGAACCATATACAAATTTGGAAGTAATTAGTCCAAGAGAGATAGCAAATGAAAAAGAAAATAAAATTGCTACTGACTTTAACACTTCTCGTGCTAATCTTCATAATCTTCTTATAAAAGGAGAAGAAGCATTAAAACATTCACTCGAGATAGCAAAACAATCAGAGCATCCAAGAGCCTTTGAAGTTGTAGGTAATATGATAAAACAACTTGCTGATGTAAACCAGCAATTATTAGATTTACATAAACAACAAGCAGATGTAGGACGAATACAAAAAGAAGAAACAAAAACTGTAAACAACAATGTGTTTATAGGTTCTACGAATGAATTGAATAAGATAATTAAAAATTATAAAAAAACTGAAGGAGAATAATAGTATGGCATTGCCAATAAGTAGTACACCAACTTATACATTAACTGTTCCGTCTTCAAAGAAAGAATATAAGTATAAACCATTTCTAGTAAAACAAGAAAAAGCTTTATTACTTGCTTTTCAATCTGAAGATGAGAAGACAATGATGAACACACTTAAAACAATTGTTGGTGAGTGCGTAGTCGGAATTGATACAAATGATTTAGCATTATTTGATTTAGAATACATCTTTTGTCAATTACGTGGTAAATCTGTTGGTGAAGAAGTAGAACTAATCGCTAAATGCGATACACCAGAGTGTAAAGATAAGAAGGAAGCAAAGAGTATATTAAAGATTAATATAATGAATGTTCCTGTAATTACACCAGAAGGACACGAGAATAAAATAACTTTATTTAATGATGTAGGTGTTTTAATGAAATATCCATCGTTAGATTTACTTTTAAAGTTAAAGACATTAAAACTAACAGATCAAAACAAAATAGATACTGAAGTATTTTTTGATATTATAACTGACAGTATCGATTACATATATGATGGACAACAAATATATCATAGTAAAGAACAGAGTAAAAAAGAATTAAGTGAATTTGTAAATAATCTAACTACAGCACAATTCGGTAAAATACAAAAGTTCTTTGAAACAATGCCAAGATTAAGTAAAGAAATAACTTGGGATTGTAAAGGGTGTAACAAAACGCATACAAGAAAGATAGAGGGTTTAGCTAATTTTTTTTCATAATGCTCAGCCATGAATCGTTAGTCAATCATTATAAGACTAACTTTGCGTTAATGCAATATCATAAATATTCTTTGACTGAGCTTGAAAATCAGATACCCTTTGAACGTGAAATATACGTTGAAATGTTAATTAAACATTTACAAGAAGAAAAACAAAAAGCAGAACAAAGAAGATTACAAAAATAAATGGCACTTACAAACGTACTCGTACAACAATCTGCCGCAAATATAGGGCAACCAAAAGCACTCTTAGTAGATGCTAAAGGGCAACCTTTGGTAAATGCTTCAACTGATCTTTCCAATAAACCTGCGAATGAAGAAACCACAAGAGAAACTGCATTAAATATTTCAAA